CGGCTCGTGCCGATATCGGTACGCAATCCGTTCTCTCGCGCGGCGGATAGCCTTGATCCAACCGCAGTCTGGATCGTGCATCACTCCAAGTCCACCGGCAAGCGCATCGGATCTCCATCGAGGTAAGCAGGAAGACGGGTCACCTCGCCAACCTCGAAATCATGTGCCGAGCAGGCTGGACAACCTAAGTCTTCAGCGAACGCTTTGCACGTAGACGGAGAGAACCGGGCATTCAGCAACGATTCGCGCATCACATGATCCTCAAGATAGAGTTGAGGGTTCACCGGCACAACAAGATTAACCTTGTTCCGATGCTGGCACTCCCGACACTGGACATAGAATGTCGCCGTGCAGATGATCCGTTCGTTTAGCTCTCGCAGCTCTTGCAGATGATCAATTGCATCCATCTACGCCACCACCCGCAGGTTGACTTTGGACTGGACAAACGGATTCCAGGTCGACGCTCGACTGATACAGGTCGCGCACGATTCTCCACTAGTCCTAACCCATGTGCAGACCCAGGCTTCCGGCCCTTCCTGAATTGACCAGTGGCATCGACATCTCGTCAAGCATTCTGCACTTCCAGGATGCGCCGGCAAGTTCAAGCGCCCACCGTAAGCCGCCTCCTGCCCCACGCTATGCGCCGTCACGCCAGCATGGGCGTACATGGCGGCACGCGCCTCGATCTGCTTCTCGCTCAGCTTGCCGTCTGAGATGTCTTGAGCGAATCCCTGCAGGAACTGGTACTGCTCTTTAACCAACGCTCCTACCCGGCCATAGTCTGCCTGCGTCATGGCATTGATACCGCCGCGGCCGAAGAGGTACTCAGCGACGGCCGTATCCTTACTCACCGCGCGCATGCCAGATTGCCAGCCGGGCAGATCGATCCGGCCATCTGCGAGGGCCTCGGAGAGCGACTTCGTAGCGCTGACGCGAGAGTCGAGTAGGCCATCGCGGAGATCGATGATGGTCTGGTTCGTGAGGAAGCGGCCCGTGTTGCCGTCGCGGTACCGGTGCGCGTTGCGATCATAAGACCATCTAAGCGACGCCATTTGGGCCTCTCGACAACTCCTCTAGGCGCTTCTTGCCCTTGTCGCTCAGCCACGCTGTTCTCAGGCTAACGCCGACCTCAAGCAGTCCTTGATCTTGGAGCTGTTCCATCCGCGCCAGGATCACTTTGGAGGGGTACCACTCGACCAAGGTCTCATCAGGAGTCCACTCAACCGTGCCGTCGTGAAACCATTCACACGCCTGAAGTAGCAAGAACTCGGAGACATCCGACCGCTTGACCACCGCGCTAGCCATGCCCGTTGCGCCCGTTGACTCCTGTCAAATCCGCGTTGAGTAGCCCTCTGTACTGCGGATAAATCTCGTCCCAAAGCGCCAGCGCCATCCGCGCATCATCCGGTCCGATCTCGACATCGCCATCAGGGACAGCGAGCACCGTGCCATCCTTGAGCACTAGCGCCTTGGCTGGTTCATCATCCGGCGGCGGCTCTTCCTCGTCTCCATCATCTGCCGGCTGCCCTGGCGCCAACGCTGCCGGCACAGCCTCAGGCTCCGGCGGCAATAGATCGTTGGCCGGCGTCACGGTCACCCCGGTCGGGATAAAGTAGACCTCGCCATCCTTACCCGGCAACGGCTCCAGTGAGATCATTTCTCGGCCTTCGTTGAGCGTCACCAGGCCGCCCGCCAAGTCACCTCTAGCCCGCTCATGGAGCGCGTTCTGATCAGCCTGCAGTACCCGAACCTGGCCCAGGTCAAAGCCAATGCGCAATCGAGCCGGGTCGCCAAAGTCGGGCAGAAGCTGGGTATTCATATCGGCCGCAAACAGGCGCTGGGTCGGAATCAGCATGGACTCGTAAGCCGCCTCGCGCGCCTCTGCCATGTTCGCGAACGTGCTCCGGTCGAGCCCTGCCCCGAGCCCCACCACCACAGCCGGCGTTCCGAAGATGGCCGAGACCCGCTCCTCAGGAATCCGTCGCTGGTCCCGCATCTGCATCTGCTCGGGACTAAACGAGAGAACCGAGACCTTTGTCCGTCCACTCATGAAGATCGGCCCACCGCGCCGGTCGCCCGTGGTTCGCGCTACCCACCGGTCGCGTGATTCCTCGGCTACGTCTCCGTCAACCTCGTAATCCCCGTCCGGACTGAGCACCACGGACGGCACGCCCACGTTGCGCAGCATCGAGGCGGTCCAGTTCGCCGCCTCGTTATCCGTCGCAATCTCGCGGAGTAGGGCGGCTATCCCGGATAGCCCCTTGCGGATGTTCGCCGGGTCGAACCCATCACGGTAGTGAACCACATCTTCTACCGGGAACTTCGTTACCTGTCCCTCAACCGTGTAGTCGTACCAGCCGATAAACACGGTCGGGTCATTGTCAGGCCACGCCGGCTCCAACATCGATGATGGAATCCACCACAGCTCAACCGGGCGGCCCTGGCCCGTCCTACGCTTCACCCAGTAGGCATTGCCGGTCAGCATCCAGTCGGCTAGGGTCGCGGACCAAAGATGCAGGCCCGAATAGTACTGGTTTGGCCTGGCTAGGAGTGAGAGCAGCGGGTGCTCGTCAGACTGCGCCCAACCTTTCGCGGCCTTGGTTTCAACTACGGTGGGCGCCTCGGGAAAGGTGCGGCAGGCCCAGCGCACGCATGCCATAACGGCAGCGTTCCCACGACTGTCTCCGACGCTGGCCCGGTAGTCGTACTCGGTGCTGCCGATGCCGGCCGACCATCGGGTGCCGCCGCGGCCGAAGGTCATGTCGCCGGCGGCTTTGGCCTCAACCGCCTGGCTATCGGTAATGATCCGGGCAACGAGCGCCTGAGACGGCGGCCCTAAGACAGTCTTCAGACCGGAGGTACACACGTCACAGTAGGCGTTAGATGAGCGGGCGCCGCAGCGGAAACAACGTGAGGCCATCAGGCTGCAACCCCCCACTTCGGCGCATTCGTCACCATGAAGTCCGATAGCGCGAACACCAGCGCATCGAGCCGGTCCGGGCTAGTGCCGCTCTCCGGCGTCCACTCACACATTTGCGACTCCAGGTCTGCGAACACCTCGCAATGCGTGACACGCCCCTGCTCATAGAGCGCCGCTATAGGCTGCGCGCGGAGCTGCTTGCCCCGGCTGGCCGTAACCGCCTTGGTGGGTACCGTGACTCCCATCGCCCGCGCCGCCGTCTTGATCGTAGCCTCAACCATGTCGCCGCCGAAGTTCTTTTCATACACGATACGATCGGCCTTGAAGTCGAGGTAGGCTTGCACGGCCCGCCGGGCCCAACCGTCAGGGCTCAGTTTGCAGGAGCGATCAGCTAGCACGTATCCGCGGCCGTCTACCCCCTTACCGGCTACCACGATGCCCTGCTCATCATTCTCAGGGTCCGAACCACCGGACGGGTCGACAGCGACCACACAGCGGGCCAGGTCAGGGGCAGCCTTGCGTGCATCGAAGTTGGCATACGTCCACAAGGCGCCGGGTACGTCGGTAAGCAGCTCCCCCTCTAGCTCCTGCCTGGCCAGCCGGGTTCCTTCGTAACGCGCAATGATGGCGTTCCGGAAGGTCGGCGCCAGGTTCGCCAGGTTCTCATAGGTCGAGCCTCGTACCGTGGCGGTCGTTGGCTGAGCAATCAAATCTCGAATCAGCTTCGTCGGCCGCGGCGTGGTCGTCACGATCCCACGCGGGTTCTGCCCGAGCCGGAGCCCCATCAGCAGATTATCCCAGGTCGCGACATACTTCCAGGTGGCTAACTCATCGCCCCAGAACAGATCATGCTGAGGACCGCGCAGGATGTCCGGCTCGTCAGCAGTGTAGGTCGTGGCAATTGCGCCATTAGGCCAGGTTAGACGCCGTCGGCTGGGCTCGTACAACGGCCGCTCACTAGGCACAGCACAGGAGAGTAAGCCGCTTTCCCCGTCGACCATGACGTCACGCACGTCGGCGCTTGTGCGACCTACCAGTGCCACCCGGCGGGCATGACCGAGCCGCACCTCCTCGTGGACCCACTCGGCGCCTGTGCGAGTCTTCCCGAATCCACGCCCGGCGAGCAAGAGCCAGATGGTCCAATCGCCGGTAGGGGGCATTTGGGATGGCCGAGGATGCCAGCGCAACGGTATCGCTACCCGTCGCTTCTCAGCCGCCACCTTCAGGTAGAGAAGATCGAGATCAGGACTCGCGACCGCCACTTAGTTGCGCCGCCCCTTCATCCCGGCAACGTCGGCCAGCAGCTCTTCGGGGGTGCAGCCAAGCTCGCTGGCGTAGCGCTCGGCCTCCTGCCGTAACACAAACTCGTGTTCGTGACGCTCAGGGAAGATGCCAAGATGCTTCCCGAGCAGTTCAAGCGCCTTGTTAGCCACGCTACCCTGATAGAGATATACGCCAGTCGGCCGCCCGTCGCGATCCACTACAGGCTCGGCTTGCATGGCGCGCTCGACATTCTTCAGCAGCATGCCCAGCACGTAGTCCTGAGTGACCTCAACCCGCCTGACCCTATCCCGAAAACCTTGTCTAACTGCTTGCTGGATGTTGGGTTTTGTTAGGTTCTCGGCCCCCATGAAACGAGCCGTCTTCTCGCTGTACCCAGCCCTGATCGCCGCCTGCGTGGCGTTCAGGTCAACAAGGTACTCCTGAACAAATAGTGCTTGCTTCGATGTCAGATCGGGCAAGGTCTCACCGAATCACACAAGGCATGCAGCGGCGGCGGGCTAGTCATCCGCTGCTGCGAAGGATAGCATGGGGCTCTTCCAACGTCCATATCCGCACCGCACCACAATCAGGGCAGGCCACCGCCACCCTCCCCCCGCCGATGGCCGGCCGCGGCGCCAGAACGGTGAGCACGCCCGACCGGACCTGACCGAGAATGGCCGGGCAGGCCAGGCAGCGCCAGGCTGCAGGGTGGCTCACCTACGTCTCCCTGATCGTCACACCATGCACCGCCGCCATCTCTGGGGGACGATAGTCGATCGCCCGCCTACCCTTGCTCGCGTTGCAGGGATGGCACAACGGCTGAAAGTTGACGGGGTCGTTCGTGCCTCCAGCCAGTACGGGCACAACATGATCCTTCTCTAGTCGGATCTCTGGTTCTTGCCTGCCGCAAGCTAGACAGCGGTAGTCGTATTGGGCCTTCAGTGCATTCCAGAACTGGTTCTTGAGCGGCGCATAGCCGGTAAGCACCCTGCGGGCACGCTGTCGCTCATTCACTCGGTCGCGATTAGCCTTCTTGCGTCTCTGCTCGGCAGCATTGAGAGCCTTGCGATTCGCGGCGTTGTAACTTGCCATATAGGCTTTGATCTGTTCAGGGTCACGCCAACGAGCAGCGGGATCACGGCGAAGTGCCGAAGCACACGATCGAGAACAGCACGGGTTCTGCATCGCTCTCACGTGATCACTGCGCTTCGGCACGTGGGATCCGCAATGCGCGCAGGGAACAACGACCACACTTCCACCCTTGACCTGCCCTTTGGCTTTACAGGTGTTGGAACAGAACCGGATTATACCTCGTCTCTTAACTTCACTCGGGATATATTCTCTCTTCTCTCCGCATTGCTCGCACGTAATAACAATGTGCTCAACCCTACGAGAACACAGTCTCTTGCCACTCTTTGCTATACCTATTGGCATGTCATGTCTCCCTAATCATTATACCATGACATGCGAACATAAGCTTACGTTTTAGCCTATAAACTGGAGTGCGCATTCCTTTGGCATCCTCAACCACAACCTGTCCACCCTCCACGTAGCAGGCATCCGCCACGTACACGCAGACCTTGACCCCGTTCACCACGATCGGCCATCGCGGCTGCCACTGAAGGGCGCTGATCAAACCTGATTCCTGCAGGAGTAAAAGCTCCTTATGGCGAGCCGCCTCCTTCGTGGAATCGTAGAATTTGGTCCATTTCAGGCCGAGCGAGTCCGCTTGATCCTTGGTCAAGCCTGCAGCGTCGCGCGGCACCGCTCGGTACTTGTGAGCCCGCCCCGCCTCAGTCACCGGTGCTCACCTCCCCAAAGCGAGTCCCGGCCCGTTTCCACCCGGCGGCATCCCGGGATATCGCGGACTGGTGGTACTGGCACAAGTTCTTCCCGTAGATCGCGTCACGCAAGCAACCATCGCGGCCACAGGCGGCTGCGCGCTGCTGGGCCTCGGCATCGTGGCCGTTTCGGGCACACAGTTGGCAGACCGGGTACGGATCGTCTGGCTCAGACACCATCACTCCCCGACAGAACGGTGTTGTACAACCGCTCACCGCCTCCCCTCCCACACCCGAGCATCCGCCGCGAGGGGGCCACCCATCCGAAGCGACCAAGTGACCTCAGCACAGCCGACGAAACGACACTTCTCGAAAGGGGAGGTATGGGTCGTCGGATGCAAGCGGTGATCCAACTCGCCCATCTCCCTCAGCCGCTTGTACAGCCTGGCCCGCCGCCGCTCCAGCGTCACCAGTGCAAACTGCTGCCGCTCGATGATCGCGAGGTAGCGGGCGGAGACGCAGCGGGCCGGGTCGGCACAGCCGCACGGCCCGTGGCCTTTGATGTGCTGCGCCTGGAGCTCGGGCAACTCGAAGGTGCTCATGGTGTGGCTGCCAGGAGGACGGAGCGGGCCTGATTCAACACGCAGTTCGAACAGCGCGGATGGTATGGGCGATCCATCAGTACGCCGTGGTTACACCAGCCACCGGCCTCGTTGAGCACTTCAGTCAATTTCACCAACAGATCCCGCGCCACATCCCGCTCCGACCGCGCCTCCTGCAATGCCTGGACGAATGCCACCGGCGAAGCGTGGTCCGGGCAGACCGGGGACGTGGCCAGGTGGACGCCCCTCTCGTCACCGCACATGACACATTGGCGTAGAGAGCCACCCGGGGGCGCGGCGGCTCCTTCTGGGGGCGCAGCGCAACCGTACCCGTGGCCCTTCGGCTGGTTGCAAGCGGGGCAGACGGCATCCAGGTCGTGGCGTTCCATCACTCCCCCTCCCGGGCCGCGAGGGCAGCCCTCACCGCTTCGCCGTAGTGCTCCGGTGGACTCATCCAGTTACCTGGACCTACCGTGGGTACCTGTCGGGCGGCTTCGACCCAGGCGTGGTATTCCCGCAGCGCCTCCCGGGCCGCCCCAAGCTCGCGGGCGAGGGCAAAGTATTTTTGCTGCTCCTCGTGCATGACATGGTTGTCGAATCTGATCTTGGCCTCGTAGGTGGCTCGCGCATCATCCCGCTCGCGCATCATCCCGCTCGCGCTCGGCCTGCTCCAGGCGGGCGAGGATGTCGGCATGCTCTCGAAGCAACGCGTAGTAATCCTCGTGCGGACCGCAGCAGGAGTAACCCTGGCCGCCATGAGGCTCGACCCAATGCGGCGTGTGGCGTGACCCCGCCTCGCGCTCCAGGGAGAGCGCGTAGTCAATGATCGCGCGGGCATCGCGGCAGTACATATGCCCGCACGTCTGCCAACGATCGTGCTGCTCCAACCCGGCACTGATCGTCTCCAGGTCCGGCCGCTCAGCCACGGTCGTCCCCCCTATCTGACTCCAGGCCGAGCGCGGCGGACGCTTTCCACGTAGACCAGCAGGCGTCGCAGATGGTCTGGCCCGAGCCGCCCTTGCCCCATCCGTCGATAACCCACAAAAGCGATAGATCCCACCGGCCACCTGGGGCGACGACCCCGCACAGAGCTACTGATTCAACCCCGCCGGTGTCCCAACCCATAGCGACGTGCCACAGGTGCAGCTCGCGATCGACAGTGACGTAGATCAGGTCTTTCGGCGGAGGCTGTTCGATCCCGAGCAGTTGTGCTGCCCGCCGCTTACTCGTCAGCGTCATGATGATCTCCGCCAGCCGCTCCGCGCGGGCGTTGGCGGCGTCGCGCTCCCGCATCACCGCCTCAAGCTCCAGGCCCAGGCGCACGCACTCAGCCCGCACGTCGTCGCCAACGTCCAGGTACTTCTCTTTCCACTCATCCCGCTCGCGCTCGGCCTGCGCGAGCTTCTCTATCGCCTTGGTCAACAGCGCCTGATTCTGCTCGGCTATGCTGGCCCACTGCTCCCGCTCCCCCGCCGCGCGCTCCAGGGAAGCGGCATAGTCGATGAGCGCTATCACGGCTTTATCTGCCTCGCTTGGGCACCACTCCCCCACGCCCCAGTACGCCCGCATCGCTTCCAGGTCCGGCCGGTCAGCCACGGCTAGCCTCTCCCCAGGCGCCGGTCCGAGCGCGGCGCGGTCATCCCGACACACCACAATCTGACACGTCTCGAACGGCTCTCCGCCGGACCAGTGCGTCGCGCTCTTGTGTCGCGCTCTCGCATGCAGCCGTACTCGATCCGCCAGCCGCTCCGCGCGGGCCTCGGCGGAGGCAGTGTTCTGGGCGTACAACAGAGTGTTTTCCTCCCAGGCGTTCGACGCTCGCTCGGCAACGCTGGCTTGCTCCATCTCCTGCTCCAGCGCGTCGGCCAGGCGGGCGGGGAAACAGGGCCAGTCGGCCCGGCATACGAAGCACCACCTACCACCAGACGAAGACTGACAATGGCCCCGCGCCTCCACGAGCAACTCGCGGTGGTCGTCGCTCACGTCGTCCTCCCCTCCCGCGCCGCGGACGCCAACCGCGCCTTGCAGGTCCAGCAGCCATGATCGAGGACACAGCCATCGCAGGCGCAACGGTGAATGTTCGGCTTTGTCTGGCTCCCGCAGATGGCCCGGCCGTCCCGGATCCAGTGCAACTTGTACGTATTGCCGCCCCAGCCATCGTGCTCACTCACTCTTGACCTCCACCCACCAACTCCCCTGCAGCGACGCGTAGACCCGCTCCAGCGCCTCCCACAGCTCCTGCTCGGTGGCCGGCGGCGCCACGACCAAGCGGGCGGTCTGGCCGTCGAGGATGATTGAGCCTATGCGTTGTTGATCGACGGTTATGGTCAGGCGGGTCATAGCAACAATCCCGCCTCGAAGGCGCGCTGCTTCAAGACCTCGATTTCAGCAGCGTGGCGCTCCATCATTCGGAGCTCTGCTTCCCGGGCACCTGGGGAGGGGCGGGCGTCCACCAACGCGGTCGTGTACCCAGCCACAAACAGCGCTGAGGCCATCTCGGGGAGGCGTTCGGCAAGCATCAGCGTGTCCCTGCAAATTGGCCGCCCGTCCCTCTCGAGAAAGGCCAGGTAGTCCGGCCACGCGGCGTAGGCCACGCGGTACATCTCGGTCAGGTCAAGTGGGCCGGCCGGTAGGTCGAGGTTGCCAGAATTGATCATGAGCGGATCACCTCATCGATTTCGTCATCCCACGCCGAAGGACGCCCGGAGTTACTGGCGCGCGAGGGCACTAGACGATCTCCTGAAAGTCGAGCGTTCGTGCCGGGTAGTTCCACAACTCGACCTTGATACCGAGTTCCTTGAGCGCCGGCAGTAAGCGCCCTGTCTCCGCGGTCGCACGGCCACCGATGCCGATACGAGGTTTCCCGAGAGCGTGAGCGTAGGCGGTCGCTTGCCCAATGGCCTGGAAGATTGCGACCCTAGTCAGGTCTAGCTTGATCTCGAAGACGTAGTTATCGGTAACAATGTCGGCCCGCCCGAAGCGAGTTGTTACCTGACGCTGCGCTTGGAAACCAGCAGAGATGATTCGATCAAAGAAGTCTGCCTCAAGATCGGCCTCGAGTGGCGCCCGATCCAGACAGTGCAGGCACAGCTTCAGTTGGCGGTACAGGTAGTCGACCGCAATCCAGTCAGCAGGAACGTCGCGGCCGGTCAGCTTGAGCACACGAGCCTTGATGCCTTTCCGGGCGTCGGCCCAGCAGAACCACAGATTTTCAGGGCACGTCTCGAAGTCGGCGCCATGAATGGAGCGAACCTCGGTCAGGATCTCTCGCAATCTCGGCTCAGCTTCGGCCAGGTCCCAGAACGTCGCATTGGTCCCGAACTTCGCAAGCTTCGTTCGCCGCGGATTCGATGGCTTGACGTCGGCCAGAATGATCGCTTTCGGCTTAGGGCCAGGACGTTGTCGCATCAGGGTGCCTCGTTTCGGCTGGCAACCAGCGGGGTTTGGGGCGGCAGCCCCAGGCTTAGGGTTCGTAACTCCACCCTGCCGCCGTCAGCGGGGAGCGAGGCGGGGGGGACTATAGGGGGGGTGGAGAGA